TCTCTTTGTTCGGGTACCTTACTGGTATCGTAAAGCACTTAAAGTTCATCTCCTTCACCAAGACGTTGTAGACACTCTCCTCGGTCTGAGGTGTCCCCAGGAAGATAATGTCTCCCTTACCGTGCTCTGTCTTCGTGATAGGAACAAAGTCGTTCTGGATAACCCTGACGATACGCTGACGTGCGTCCTCAGTCATAGAGTTCCTTTCGACCTCAATGTCGTCAGCAATCAACAGGGTCGCACGGCTACCCGTGATCTGACCTGTGATACCTCTGGCTGCAACTGAGTACGACTGTGAGAGAGAACCACCAGCTACGTCGAACTGGTCAGCCATGTCACGTCGTGTAGCACCAGATTCTCTAGTGCCGTCTAGTAACCAAGAGACCATCTTCATGGACTCTAGGATACCTTTGGTCTGCGCTACGAACTCTTTGGCTTTAGATCCTGTAGCTGAGACGACCATGATCTTCTCGTCCCTGGGGTTCCTCATCAGTCTCCAGATGGCATAAGCACTAGTGATGTATGATTTACCTAGAGACCTGAAGCACCTAATGATGTCTTCTCTCGGCTCTTTAGTGTCCCAAAGATCCTCGTGTGGTCCAGTGGCCCTTTTTTTCTGGGAGGAATCTACACCGTACTGAAGTCGGTGTCCGATCTCATATTGGGCCTTAGTGGGCTCCGGTAGCCCTAAGTGGGACCACACGAGGAACAGGAAGTTGCGGAAGTCCTCAAAGGCAGGATGCACCTCTTCGGGCATGGTGGATAACCAATGAGGACCACCGTCAACAAACTCTGGTTTAAGCATCTTCACTCGTAGCAAAAGGCATCATGGTCTTATACTTCTCAAGACTAGCAGAAATCTGCCGAGCCATTGGTAAATCTTTTGCATCATCAGGAGGCGGAAAGGCCTTCAAGAAATTAACGCAAGCGCTGACCATTGCGGGTTGAAGTTCTTCGTCTGTAGCCACAATAGCCAACAAACGATTACCTAAAGCATCACGCAGTTTTGCGCTAGTAGACATAGATCACCCCCCTTCCTTAAAAAACATAAGCAGTACACGACGGTCTCCTGTATGTGGATTCACTTTGTGCTTAACGTCACTACTGTATATTAAAAGGTCTCCTGCTTTCTTAATTGGTTGGTCGTCATAAAAGAAAAACTCTCCCCCTTCAAAGTCTGATGGATCTGACAGCAACATAGTGGCTGTGTGTGTACACCATGTCATGTGCTGATGGTTACCTATGTCCGTGTGCCACTCATGACCTTTTGGGTTTTGTTCGACCACACAATATGCGGGGTATAATGTAGACACGTCGGCATAATCTTTGACTAGTTCTACAAGTTTAACGATCTCAGGTTCCGCATAGTCCCGTGGTCCTACGCCCTTGGGGAACTTACGAAGCTCTTGTTCATTGAGTGCGTCGTGCAGGATAATGATCATGTTTATGCAGGAGTTTTCTTAGTTTCAAAAAAAGGATACTCGTTGCAATCAGCGTACCAAGAAGTGATCTCTCCTGTCTCAAGTTTGTAGTTCATTAGCTGATGAACTATTTCGTATGGGGGACACTCAGTAACTTCTGTTGCGTTTGTGTCATAAGAACCATTAGGTAGAGTGACGATTATAACAAACAAGAGTTTACTTAGTGCCATTAAGTCCATAACTGTATTCCTTTAACTACTAACACTAGGGTGTCTGCCATTGTGCATGTGAGACAATTTGTCTACATGGGACTTAAGACTAGCTATGTCAGCTTGTATTGTAGCTGTTTCTCTGTGGCGACGTTCCATTGTATTAGGGTCCATCATGCTTGAAAGAATAGAAAGTCTTTGATGCTGGGTTTCTACCCTAGTCTCCATAGTGTCTAGTCGTTTGTCTAAGTTTCTGAGTCGTTTTTCTAAGTCAGTTAGTGTTTCTAGGATAGCTTTAATTTGCATCTTACCTACGGCTGCTGCACCCGCTACACTAAAGAGTATGCCGCCCAAGGTTACAATTAGCCGTACATCAATCGCACCTTCCATAGATAAACATCCTTTGTATTGAGGTTAGCCGCCTCCTGCTGTGATAGCATCAGTGATCGGCGTCATGTCTTCAGTAGTCCAAAAGTCCCAATCAACTACGATCTTGAGGTGTCCTACGTTTCTTTCTAAGATTGTTTCGTCGTCTGCGTAATCATCAGGTGAGGCTACGACAGCGTTAATTAAGTTTACTGAGTCCATTGCTGCGGAATAGTGTTGAGCAATTTGTTCAGGTGTTAGTTCGTCTGACATTTGCAGTTACCTTTTAGAGTTTGGATTTCAGAGGATAGTTCTTGAATTGCCTTGACCAACACAGGGATTAGTTTCCCTGGGGTCGCCTCAAGTTTGTCAGGGTTAGTTTTTAGAACTAGATTCATTAAGTCTTCAACGCCAGCATCTTGTTGTGCTGCGTCTAGTTCCTGTGCAATAAATCCAGCTTCTTTTTGGCCTACCTTTGCACCATCACGCATGTCCCAAGTGAACTGAACTGGGTTCAATGCGTTAATAAAATCTAAGCCAATAGGAAGTTCTTTGATGTCTTTCTTGTCTCTGCGATCTGACAAAGCAGTTATGCTGGTGACTTGGCACCGCAGTGAAGAAATAGATGAGTTGCCCAGAGATATTTCATTGGATACTGAAGTTGAACTGGCATCAGAACTAAAGCCGATCATAGTATTGTTGCTACCAGTTGCCAAATTGTATCCGGCAGCACCAGAACTCCGGCCCAAGAAAGTGTTGTTTTGCCCAGTGCTTATATATTTGCCTGCATCGTGCCCAACGGCTGTGTTACCATAACTTGTCGCCGCATTTAGAACATTGGCCCCAACACCTACAGATGCAGAAGTTGATACAGTACCTGAGTTTTGTTTACCTGCGTAGGCACCTACCCAAACGCTTTCAGCGCCTGATGCACGACCAGCTTGATAACCAATCGCGACAACATCACTGTTTGTGGTCATATTATAACCAGATGCTTCACCTATGGTCGTGTTGCGCTGTCCTGTAGTGATGCTGTAACCTGCTTGGTACCCTATAGCAATTTGACCATTAGCCGTGGTGGCGTTATAGCCTGCATTATAGCCAGCAAAAACGTTGTTGGCACCGCTGGTTAAATCACGCCCGGCTGCGTTACCAAGGGCGATATTCTCAGAGCCAGTCATAGCACCATTGCCAATGGCATTATGCCCAATAGCGATGTTGCGATTAGCGGTAGTCGCGTTCCTGCCTGAGTTGAGACCCGCAAAGAAGTTGCCTTGGCCTGTTGTAAAGCTTAAGCCCGATGCAAATCCAGCAAAAAAGTTATATGTCCCGCTAGTTAAACTCTGTCCCGCGAAACTTCCAAAACCGATATTGCCTGTGCCAGTATTAACACCATTGCCAAGAGTGCTATAACCAATAGCAACTGATGCACTGCCAGTCGTGAAGCCTTTTCCTGCGCTATATCCTACGAAAGTATTGTAGCCACCGGAAGTCACATCTTCCCCAGCTTTATAACCTAATGCAGTATTATTGTTTGACCCATCATCATTAGCTAGGGCGTCTGTACCGAGACCGATAGTGGCACCGGATGAGTTAGTGACGGCATCGGAAAGCCCATTGATGTCCGAAGCACCGCCTCCACCAGCAGCCTCCCATCCTGCTTCTCCGTTTGCGTCTACTGTAAGCACATAGTTGTCCGTAGCAGTAGAGTCCTTAATAATAAAGTTAAGACCCGGTACTCTAAATTTAGTAATAGATGAATTGCCTAGCGTAATTTCGTTAGAAACTGTTGCAGAACTAGCTTCAGCAGAACCCCCCAAAAGTATATTGTTACTGCCTGTTGTCGTTGTGTAGCCTGCGTCTGTGCCAACAAATACATTGCTGGCACCTGTGGTAACTGCACCTCCTGCTTCTTTACCAAATGCGGCATTGTTATTGGGTGTTGTAGCTCCGTCTAATGCACTCATTCCAAAGGCTGTATTGCCTCTACCTGTTGTTAAAGCCGTACCAGCATTGTACCCAAACAAAGAAGAATCTCTTCCATACATCACATCGCCAGTACCAGTTAGCGCATACCCTGCCCGATACCCTACAGCGGTATTATAAGAATTGCTGTTGGTTGTTCTGAGGGCTTGATAGCCGAGCGCTGTGTTTTGGTTGGCTGATCCATCGTCGTTGTGGAGAGCTTCTGTGCCAAGGCCTATCGTTACGCCGCTAGAATTTGTTTTGGCGTCACTTAGGTCGTTAAGCTCTGAAGCACCGCCACCAGCAGCAGCTTCCCACCCAGCTTCGCCACTTGCATCGACCGTGAGTACATAATCTTCGGTAGCAGTGCTGTCTTTAATAATGAAGTTTAGCCCTGGGACACGAAACTTAGTAATATCCGTATTGCCTAAAGTAATTTCGTTAGAAACTGAAGAAGAAGATGCATCAGCATTGTAACCAATTACAGTATTGTTGCTGCCTGTTTGTATATTGTCGCCCGCCTTCCCGCCCAAACCTGTGTTATAGTTCCCAGTATTTGTTGCAATAAGAGCGCCATAACCGTAACTACTATTGTAACTTCCTACAGTATTCGCATTGCCCGCGAACGCACCTGTCGCCGTATTTTGCGCCCCACTAGAATTTGATTCAAGTGCTGAGTGGCCGACTGCTGTGCTGTTATTTGCCGTGCTTACGGTTTTTAGAGCGCCTTTACCTACCGCTGTGTGGTTTGTTCCTGTAGTGTTTGATTTTAGACTTTGATACCCAACAGCTATGTTGTCAGCAGCAGTAGTGTTTGCTTTGAGGGCTTCAAAACCGATGGCAACCAGCTTGGTCCCTGTCGTTGTTGCCCTGGCTGCCGTTGCGCCAATAGCCACCGAATCATCCGATGACGTGCCGCTGTAAAGCGCCTGATAGCCAATAGCTACAGTGTCCTCTGCTGACGATTGATTGGCAGATAAAGTATCGGTGCCAATAGCAACGGACTTATCTATACTTGAACCGCCACTCCAACCGGCAAGCATAGCATTAGAGCCGACTGCAACATTATTTGCGCCGGTTACAGAGTAGCCTGCAAAAGAACCCATGAAATTGTTATTGTTAGTCGTAGTTATATGATGACCACTGGACTTGCCTATAAAATTATTGGAAGACCCCGTGGTCATTTGAGAACCGGCAGCATTCCCAAAAAATGTTGACGCCTGTCCAGAAGTGACTGCGGTTCCTGCATTGTAACCAACCGCTGTATTTGCTCCGTTGGAGCTTGTATTTGAATCAAGCGCCCCTGATCCTAAACCTATTTGCTGTCCACTGTTCCAAGTTACTGCATCAGATAGGTCATCAATAGCTGAAGCGCCACCACCGCCAGCAGCTTCCCATCCGGCTTCGCCACTTGCATCGACCGTTAGCACATAATCTTCAGTGGCAGTGGAATCCTTGATAATGAAGTTAATGCCTGGAATGCGGAACTTGTCTACGCTAGTGTTACCTAAAGTAATTTCGTTGCTTACGGTGTCTGAGCTTTCGTTTGCACCATAGCCAATAATCGTATTATTTGAGCCAGTAGTCGGCCCCCAGGAGCTCCCACTAATGATGGTATTTCGGATACCAGTGGTGATTGAATGTCCAGCGTAGTTGCCCACAGTGGTGTTCGTGTGTCCTGTGGTCAAGCTATCTAATGCGCCAGCACCAGCAGCCGTGTTTGAGTATGCGGAGCCTTGAGCAACTTTTAGAGTCTGAATACCAAGTGCAGTGTTCTGCCCACCCTGCATTGCTGTACTACCAGCACCCATGGCTTGCCAACCAATAGCGACATTCTCGTACCCCACAGTGACGTGACTGCCTGCCGAGTGACCAATGAACGTATTCTTAGGTCCAGTTGTAACATCCTCACCAGCTTTATAACCCAACGCAGTGTTTAGATTTGCTGACCCATCGTCATTGCTTAAAGCGTCTGTACCAAGAGCAATTGTAGTCCCAGATGAATTGGTCAATGCGTCAGATAGGTCGTTAATTTCTGAAGCACCGCCACTAGCCGCAGCCCACGTCAGTCCACCAGTATTTCCTGACTGGGCTGTTAGGACATAGCCATTCGACGGGCTGTTGCTAACCTTAAGATTAGCTTCGTCAATAACATTGTCAGCTACGACTGTAGCACCGTCTGCTGAAGATGTTACCTCACCGCTGTGGTTTGGATGGACGTAGTTGATAGTTCCAGCAGCGTCCACACCTAAAGAAGTTCTAGCTGTAGCTCCTGACTCAGCAACCCACGTTGAGCCGTCACCTACTATGATGTTCCCGTTAGTTTTAGCTAGTCCACCTAAAGCTGTTAGATCGGCATCGTAGGCTTGGACGTTTGAACCAATGGCTACGCCTAAGTTAGTTCTGGCTGTACCTGCGTTCGCTAGGTCAGACAAGTTGTTAGACGCTAAGAGATCGCCTGATCCTGATCCTGCTGGACCTTGTGGACCAGTTGCTCCGGTTGCACCTGTAGCTCCGGTATCTCCTTGTGGACCCTGAGAACCAGTTGCTCCTGTAGCGCCTGTGTCACCTCTTGGAATAGTGAAGTTAAACGTAGCTGCTGAGGAAGAACCTGCGTTCGTTACAGAAGCAGAAGAACCCGCAGCACCCGTTGTTGTAGAACCCGC